GCACCAGATCCAATTGATAATCAGGAAGCAGCATTTGATATTTATGACCAAATGATTGGTCTTAAGAAGATTCCTTCTTCCGAAATTAGAGCGGTTATTCCTAACAAAACATGGGTAAAAGACACCACGTATGACATTTATCGCCATAACTATGGTTCAATTATTAGTAGTAGTGAAAACACTGTAGATTATGTCACAGGTTTAAAAACAGAACCAGCATTATATGAAACTGATTTTTATGTTGTCACTTCAGAGTATAAAGTATATAAGTGTTTAGATAATAATAATGGCGGTCCCTCTACTGAGGAACCATCAATTACAACTGCTGCTCCATTTACACAATCAGATAATTATATCTGGAAATATATGTTTAGCGTAAATGCTAGTGATTTTGAAAAGTTTAAAAGTGATGAATATATTCCAATTCCACAAAATATAGATATCAATAATGCTATTCTACCAACTTCAAATTATGGTGGATCAATTTATAAAGTTGTAATTAACTCAGGAGGTATTAATTATACCGTAAACACTGAATATGACATCATTGGTGATGGAACTTCGGGAAAAGTTAAAATTACATCCACGGATGAATTTGGTTCCATTACAGGTCTAAAAGTTATCAATCCTGGAATTGGGTACACCTATGCTCAAATTGCTGCTACAGGAGGTTCTAATGGCATCTTAGAAGCAATTATAAGTCCTAAAGAAGGCATGGCAACTCCTGGATTGGCATTAGAGTTAGGTGCGTATAGATTAGCACTTCATTGCAAATTGGAAACTAGTGATTTTGTATTTGGTAATGATTTCAGTGTTGTCGGTGTTATCTATAATCCGGTAACACCTTATGTCACTGACACCTTAATTGGTGCTAGAAGAATGACTATCGCTACTCCTTTAGCTAATGCACCAGAAACTTATAATGATGATCCAATCTCTCAAGGATCTACAGGTGCTACTGGAAGAATTATTCACTATGAAGCGGATACACAAAATAATATATTCACAATTTACTATTATCAGGAAAATGAGGTTGCAACTGGACTTCAAAGTAATGGTTCTAGACCATTATTTGCAGAAGGCGATGTAGTTCTGATTAATTCAGAATCACATACAATTAATACAGTTTCCGAACCTGATATCGTAAGAGGGTCCGGTGAGATCATCTACATAGATAATAGGGAAACGATTTCCCGAGCTAAAGACCAGACAGAAGATTTCAAAATTATTTTAGAGTTCTAAAGAGATGCCCCAGACAACTAATCTGAACACCCCTCCTTATTTTGAGGACTTCGACGCAACAGATAACTTTCATAAAGTTCTGTTTCGACCAGGTTTTCCCCTGCAGGCAAGGGAATTAACTGTTTTACAGTCACTACTGCAGGATCAAATTGAAAAATTTGGATCCAGCATCTATAAAGATGGTGCTATGGTGATTCCAGGTCAAATTTCATATGATCTGTATTATACATCCGTACTTATTGAAGATGAGTACTTTGGAATTTCTTCTGATACAATTAAAGATTTTATTGTTGGACAAACTATTATTGGACAAACGTCTGGGGTAAGAGCAAGAGTTGTTAATGCAATTTCTTCTCAAGAATCAGAAAAGGGCAAAACCACTCTCTTTGTTAAATATACAAGTGCTGGATCTTCAAATACATCTGCATCTTTCCAAGATGATGAAATTATTTTAGCAGAAGATTCATTTAGTATTGGAGAAACTGTAGTCCAGGCAGATACGGACTTTGCAAAATGCGTTACAGAAAACGCTACACATGTTGGATCTTCCGCTAAAATAACTCCTGGAATTTATTTCGTCAAAGGATTTTTTGTATCTGTAGCAGAACAAGATATTATCCTTGATCAATTCGGTGTATATCCTTCTTATAGAATTGGTTTACAAGTTTTAGAAACTATTGTAACGCCAGAAACTGATACCTCACTTAATGATCCATCACAGGGATATTCTAACTATTCTGCACCTGGAGCACATAGATTACAGTTACAAGCAAAACTTACTAAGAAAAGTTTAAATGATGATTCAGTAACGGACTTTATTGAATTATTAAGATTAGAAGAAGGTGAACTTTTAGAGATTGTTCAAACTAGTCAAGCCTCACTTGCTCGTACATTAGAAGATACTTTAGCAAGAAGAACTTTTGATGAATCTGGAAATTATGAAGTAAAAAGATATAAATTTACAAAAGACGAATGTCTCAATAATGGCATTAATAATGGAATCTTTTCTACTGAAGGTCTTACTGATAATGGTAACATTCCCTCAAAAGATTTATATGAAGTCAACGTAAGTCCTGGTAAATCTTATGTTCTTGGATATGAAATTGAAAATATTGTAACCAATTATGTTGATATTGAAAAACCAAGAACTACTGATATCGAATTAAATCGACTTATCAGTACTAATGGTAGAGGATTTGAGTTTAGAACTGCTACAGGTAACGAACCAACCTATGACAATCTCAATGCTGCATATCAAACGCAACAAATTGCAGCATTAAAAGATGGAGGAAGTGTAATTGGTTATGGATTATTTGTTGGATTTGAAACTGATTCTACTTACGATATAGTTAGAGTTTGTTCTATTGAATTTATTAACTCTAGTCAAAATATTAATTTAGTAGATAGTATCGTTATTAATGGTTCTATTAACTATGAAACTAATGCTGTTAGTGGTGGGCACACATTTACTGTAAATGGTACTGGTGGTAGAACACAACCATATATTTTTAAAGTATCTGGTAACAATATTATCAAATCAGTAGAAGGTGTATCTATTTTTAATCACCTAGGTGTTGCCACAGGAACTATGAATGCAAGTGGAACTGGTGGATCTGTAAATATCCCATTTGCTTCATCTAATCTCGGTGATTACACTTTAAGGATTGATAATGATGGTGTTAGCACTACTAGAGATCTGACTGTTGCAACGCCAGATATTAGTGGTAGTTCATTCTCTTTTAATATTGCCACTGATGCAAGTACTGCAAATGATACTTTTGTATTATATGGTCCAAAAAATATATCTAATCCTGTATTGAAATTAACAGCTCTTAAAAAAATGAGAGTGGTTAAACTTAGAGATTTAGATTCTACAGATAAGTATGATATAAATGATATCAAACTAAGTTTAGGTCTTACCAGAGTATGTAAAGTTCATGCTATTTACAACTATAGTGATGAAGCTAGTCAAAATCAAGGTGATGCTGATGTAGTTTATCCAAATGTAACTTATGGTTCAGGTACTCCAGTATTCACACCAGGAGAAATTGTTGTCGGGAGATCTAGTGGAGCAAAAGGAAGAGTTATTAAGCAACAAAATAGTACATCAAAATTATATTTTGTTTACGAAACATCTTCAAATTTCATTCCTAATGAAGAACTTTATGGATATCAAAGTGCTTCAACTGCATCTGTAGTATCAGTAAATAGTAACGGTCTTCCAAATATTAAGAGTAGATACAACCTAAATGATGGACAAGGAGATCATAGTTTTAATTTCTCTTCACTCGTAAAAACAAACGTAGGAAGTTCTATTACAAACGGAACTTCTCTTTGGGTTGTATTAGATCATTTTGAAGATGATAATGCTTCAGGATTATTTTACACTAGAAACTCTTATTACAATGCTAGTATTGATGAAATTCCATATTATGAGACAGGTGATACAAAATACTATTTGAATGATACTGTTGATTTTAGAATCAACCAAACAGATGTATTTTCAGTTGGTAATGGGGAATATAACTCTCCTCATAATATTGATCAAACTCAAATTATTGCCGATACAAAACTTTCAAATTATGGTAACTTTAATTACATTTATGGTGATTCAAAACTTCCTGGTGGGTTTATTGAAGCAAATGAAGTAGAATATTTTCTTGGAAGAATTGATCATCTTTATATTAACAAAGATGGTGAGTTTATTACTAAAAAAGGAGTTCCTGCATTAAATCCTAAAGAACCTGGTGATGAGATTAAAAATGCTATGAAGATGCTTTCTATTAGCATGCCTGCATATGTTAGAAGTTTAGACGATATTATTTTCGAGAGATTTACTAACAAACGTTATACCATGAAAGATATTGGTAAACTTGAGCAAAGATTGGCAAATGTTGAATATTACACTCAATTAAGTTTACTTGAGAGTGAAACTGTCAATTCATTTATTTCAGATTCCAATGGATTGAACAGATTAAAGAATGGATTTCTTGTAGATGGTTTTACTTCACACAGTGTTGGTGAACCTAGACATCCAAATTATCGTTGCTCTATGGATATGGCGTTGGGAGAATTAAGACCCCAACACTACACTACTAATGTGCCACTAACTTATGAGGAAGTTCCTACAAATTATATTAAGGGTGATGCACTTATGCTTGACTACACCCATAAAGTTATGGTCAATCAACCATTTGCTTCTGGTGTAGAAAACGTTAACCCATTTGCTGTCGTATCTTGGGTTGGATTTATGACCATTACCCCAGCAATTGATGACTGGGTTGATGAAATTCGTTTGCCAGAATCTCTTACTGAGGTAGAAGGAGATTATGCTGCTACATTATGGGCAAATGAAATTGATCCTAATACTGGATTTGGACCAACTGAATGGAATGCATGGCAAACCACTTGGTCAAGTACTAGTAGTAGCAGTAGTAGATCTACAAGAACTGAAAGAACTAATGGCGGTGCTCCAATCCGAAGAGTTACGACTTCATCTTCGTCGTCCACTACTAGAACTGGTCAAACCAGAACTGGTATCAGACCTTCAGTTGCTCCTAGAGTTGATAGAGAAGTTCTTGGAGATAGAGTTGTTGATATCAAGTATGCTCATTGGAAGAGATCTAGAAACATTCAAATCAATGCCCAAAGATTAAAACCAAATATTCAAGTTTACTCTTTCTTAGAAGGCAGAGATGTAAATGCATACTCTACTCCAAAGATCCTGCAAGTAAATGTTACTAGCACAGTTCAATTTAGTGTAGGTGAAGATGTTATTGTAAGTGGTAACGTTAATAGAAAATTCAGATCAAAAATTCTTGCTCCAAGGAGTTATTCTGATGTTGATCTATTGATAGATCCATATTCTGGAAATGCAATGCCTGAAAATTATTCGGCAAATACTTCAGTATTAAATTTAGATATTGAAAGTATGAATGAATTAGGTGCTTCTGAATATGGTGGTTATGTACTTGAAGGAGATACTTTAGTTGGACGTACATCAGGTGCAACTTGCACTGTAACTGGTAAAAAAATGATTGCCGATGAATCTGGTGGTCTTTATATGTCTCTGTTTATTCCAGAACCATCTGAAGAAGGTAATCCAAGATGGAAAGTTGGTGAATCCACATTAAGATTAACTGATTCTACAACTAATTCTCTTGTACCAGGAGAAGTAGATAGTTCTGTTATTGGAACTTATAATGCTTCGGGAACCACATTTAGTAAGCAACAAGATGTTCTTTTAGTCAGGAACTCAGATACTATTCAAAATAACGTTAGTCAAAGTAGAGTTCTTACTAGCAGTTCTTCTAGTTCATCAACCACGTTTGGTGGATGGTTTGACCCTCTTGCACAATCATTCTTAGTAGAAGATTCAGGTGGTGTATTTGTATCTAAAATTGACATTTTCTTTAGAACTAAAGATAAAACTCTTCCTGTTACCTTACAGATTAGAGAGATGGTTAATGGATATCCAGGACCAACTGTCTTGTCAACTATTAACAAACTTCCTTCGCAGGTTAATCTTTCAGAGGATGCTAGTGCTATAACAACTTTTGAATTTCCAACTCCAGTATATCTTGGAGAACAGAAAGAATATTGCTTTGCTATCTTAACTTCTTCTGTAGAATATAAAGTATGGTTGTCCGAAATGGGGCAAGATGATATTAATGGTAATAGAATTTCTGAACAACCGTATGCTGGTGTTCTGTTTAAATCACAAAACGCATCTACATGGACAGCAAATCAATTACAAGATCTTAAATTTACCATATACAGAGCAGAATTTGATATTTCACAGAAACCTGTAATTAAATTAAAAGCTGATAATAGTGGATTAAATCAGTTCTCAGTATTGAGAAATGATCCTATTGAACTAACAGTTAATGGTAATTATATGAAGGTTAATCATTATAATCATGGTATGCATGATCCTTCATCTTTTGTTGATATTAAAGGAGTAAGTACAGAGGAATATGCAGAATTAGCAGGTGATTGGACTGGTACTCCCGCCACTGCTGTTACCGTTAAAGGTAATCGTAGTTATTTTGCATATTCAACTAATATTGATGGCGCAGTGGCTTCTGCATCTAACCCAGGATACATTAAGATTGGTGATGCTGTTTACAGTTATGATCCAGCTGGTGGTGTTAGTGCTGAAAGTAACGGAACATACACAATCACTACAATTTCTAGAGTTGAAGGATCAATTCCAAACGGAGGATTTAAAACTGCAGATAAATGGATTGTTGAAAATTATGTGAAAGATGGAGTTCCTCTAACCTATATTAATAAAATTCATAGTAATTTAAAATGGATTACACTTGATTCTTATCAAATCGCAATTCCAATTACTAGAACATCTACAGGTCCATTGAACTTTACCTTTGGTGGTTCTAGAGTATATGCAAGTAAGAATGTTATGTATCATAACGTTCTACCATTAGTTAATTCTATTGAATTGCCTGGTACTTCAGTAATTGCTTCTTATAAATCATCTTCTGGAACTTCTTTAGAAGATGGAGAATTTTCTGATCCAACAAATTCTTCTACTCCCTCACAACCTTCTTATGTTAGAGAATCTAGATTTTACGATGTTCTTCTTAATGAAAATAATGAATATTCAACCCCTAGATTGATAACATCTGCTGTTAATGAAATTAACCAAATGCAGGGAAATACCTCTACAAATCTCTATCTTGAACTTAGTAGTACTAAATCTAATTTAACTCCTATTATTGATACTCAAAGAATTAGTTTAGTTACTACTGCAAATAGAGTTGCTAATATTGATGGTAATGTTGATAAAGAATATTTCTTTAATGACAATACTAATTACGTTGATATTGGTGCTGAATCAGTTGAAGATTTTAACCCTGGAAATTATATTACAAAATTGGTAACATTAGAAAATTCATGTACTGGATTGAGAATAGAATTTGCTGCATTTAATCCTAGTAGTTCATGTAATGTTGATGTTTATATTAAAGCATTAACAGGTGAAGAATCTAATCCAAATGATGTTGATTGGCGAGAAATTACTACTCCTAGTTACAGTTCTCTTCAGGATGAATTTGTCTTTAAAGATTATAAATTTGATTATGATGTTACTGATGTTGCCACTGGAGGTAGTGCCAGTGCTACATTCACTAAGTTCCAGGTTAAGATTCGTATGAGATCTACAAACCAGGCAATTGTACCAATACTAAAAGATTTAAGATGCATAGCACTAGCTTGATTCCTGTTGATGGTCATGATAATTTTTATCGTGACCCAAACAGTGGCGCTATAATTAATACAAATAAATCAGATTTTGAAAAATATAAAGCAATTTCTAAAAATAGAAATAAATTTGATGAAAAAATAGAATCAACTGCAAAAGAAGTTTCTGCTTTAAAAACTGAAATTACAGAAATAAAGCAATTATTACTTAAGTTAGTTGATGGTATAAATACTTGATGATATAGGATATACCTAATGTTAGCTGCGGTAACTAATTTAGTTGTTTATCAAGGAAGTGATTTTCAAAATACCTTCTTTGTAACTAATGATAATGGATCGCAGTTTAATTTGACTGGTTTCTCTGGAGAATGCTTAATTAAAAAGCATTATAGTAGTAGTTCTTCTACTACTATGCAGGTTAATATCAATCCTCCAGAAAATTCAGGGTCAGTTACCATAGCACTGACTAATTCTGTCACTGCTTCTATGACCCCTGGTAGATATGTTTATGATGTAGTTTTGACTGATTCTAGTGGGATTAAATCCAGAGTATTAGAAGGTATATTAACAGTAGTAGAAGGAGTAACACTCTAATGGCAAGGATTAGGTTTGGAGATCAGATTTCACCTCAAGTGTCTCGTGTGGCACTTGGCGGTGCTGCGACGATTCAAAACTTAGGTGATGTTGACACCAACACCAATGGTTTAGGAGATGGTTATCTCCTAATTTATAATCAATCAACAAGTAGATTTGAATCTGGTAATGTGTTAAATAACGTAACGGTAAACGGAGGATCATTCTGATGGCATCAACCATCCTAATTAAAAGAAGTACAGGTACAGTTGTACCAGCTTCACTAGAATTTGGCGAAATTGCTCTTACGGTTGGTGCTGGCACACAGGTCAACCGTGGCGACAGAGTTTTCGTTGGAGATAACAATAGTACAGTTCAGATCATTGGCGGTAAGTATTTTACCGACCTACTCGATCATGTTCATGGAACCTTAACTCCATCTTCAGGAGTTATTGTAGATAGTAACTCAAAGGTAGATAGATTTAGAGTTGACGATGTTAACATTGATGCTAACGTTGTAGAAACTGATACGACAGATACTGATCTGATCTTCAGAGCAAACGGCACTGGTAAACTTGTCATCGAAGACGGACAAGAACTAGAGTTTGGTACTAGTGGAGATGTTGAATTACTGTTTAGTGATAGTGATGCAACATTAGATATTAAAAGAGTAGGTGCAACTGTACCTGACTTACGCATTCAAGATGATATGCGTATCTACTTTGGTAGTGATAAAGATAGTGGTATCCGTTATGATGAAAACCAAACAGACACCCTTAGAGTTAATGGTGCTGATTGGACTTATGATAATGGCGTTGCAATTCAATTCAACGACACTACAAACGCAACAAACTCTACTACTGGTTCAGTAAAACTTGCTGGTGGTCTGGGTGTTGCACAAACTGCATGGATCAAAGATCTTGTAGTTGATGATGATGTAACTCTTGGTACTGCTAGTACTGATATTCTGACTGTTGAATCAACCACTACGTTTAATGCTAACGTAACATTCAACGGAAACAACACTTATAGCGGTACTACAAGTTTAACTGGTCAATTTAACATTGACAACTTGAGAATGGATGGTAACACCATCTCTACAATTGCTGGTTCTCAGATTATTCTGGACCCTGATCCTGCTGCAGGAGACGCTGCTGGTGACCTGATTGTTCGTGGTAACCTGCAAGTTGCTGGTACGACCACTACTGTTAACTCAACCGAGATGACAGTCAACGATCCTGTTTTTAACATTGGAGATACTACTTCACAGAAAGCAGTCACTTTACAAGCACCATCTTCAGGAACAACACTTAATGTTGACAATCCATCTGGTATTGCAACAGGTGGTCTTGTAACTGGTACTAATGTAGGTACTGGTGGAAGAACTATTACACAAATTGAAGTAGTTTTTCATACTGATGCTGGTTTCAGTTCATCGCCATCTGTTGGCGATCCCATTTATCATTATGATGGTGGTGTTTATCAGCAACTTGGTACATTCCAAGCACAAACTTCAAATACTTTAAGAGTTACTCTTCTTAGTGCTCTTTCTTTAAGAGAGAGTGGATTCTATGAAGGTGACGCTCTTACTGATGGTTCTAGTGGAACTCCACAATCTATTAATTTAGTAAAGGATGTAACTGATCAAACAGTATTTGAAACTACAACACTTACTTTAAGTTCTGGCATTTCTGCTCAAATTGAAGTTGGTGATTATGTTACTGTAACTCAAGGATCCAATGATGGTATGGATCGTGGTATTCAATATTCATACCACAATGGTTCTGCAATTAAGAATGGATTCTTTGGTTTTGACAGAACTGCAGGAGAAGATGGTCTTGGTGCATTTACATTTATTGAAGATGCTACTAACACCAACAACATCTTTACTCATGTAAAAGGTGCTGTACAATCAGTTAAGATTGAACAGGATGATCTTGACCAACTAGTTGTTACTACTTTACCTGCTGCTGCAAGTCAAACTTATAGCAACCTAACACCAACCGGTGGAGTAGGTAATGGATTTACAGTTACAGTTGCTCGCGATGCTTCTGGCGTTATTGCAATTGGAAGTATTTCAATTGTAGGTGCTGGTACTTATTACCAAGAGGGTGATTTACTCACCATTGCTGGTAACTTAATTGGTGGTTCTGCTGGTGCAGATGACTTGCAATTAAGAGTAACTGCAATTTCAGTTTCAAGAGGTACAGTTTTACTGGGCGATCTTGAACTGGATGTTGATCTTGCAGTTAAGCAAGGTGGTACGGGAAGATCTGAGTTCAATACTAACGGCATTCTTTATGGAAATGGCGCTGGTGAACTATTAGAAACCGCTGCCGCAAATATGGCAAGTCCAGGCGTTGGACCGGATGTTGCTACCTCATTCCAGATCCTGACAGTTACTGCTGCAGGAGTTCCCGTCTGGACTGATACCATCGACGGGGGAACTTTCACCTGAGGTTAAACAATGAAAAATGATTTAGATATAAATGTCCTTATTTCTACCCTTCAAAAAAGGGTGACTGACTTGACTCTTACTAATGTTGTGTTGGAAGCGAGAAATACGGATTTAACAAATCGGTTAAATAGTATCATAGAACAGTCACATTCAGAGAATGCTATAAATGGCAAGCAGAATCAAGCTAAAGAGATCCCTAACTCCGAACTCAGTACCGACGACTTCTGATCTTACAGATAAGGAAGTTGGACTTAATATTAATGATAGGACGCTATTCGTCAACAATAATGGCAATATTGTTGAAGTCCTAAATGCGGATCCGAACGATGAAAAAATTGTTCCTTCAATGCTCTCAGGTGCCATCACTGATGGTGTTGGGAAAACTTGGTATGTTTCGACAAACGGAACTGATCAAGCAACCCTTGGTTCTGTAAACCCTCGCCATGGGGAAACTACTGGAGCAAATGTTTGGGGTAAAACTCCAACGACTTCCTTTGCTTCATTAAAGTATGCTCTTGATAATTATGTTCAAGAGGGTGATACTGTTATTGTTGCTGCTGGTACGTTTACTGAAACATTCCCACTGACTGTTCCTGTGGGAGTAACTATTACGGGAGATAGTTCAAAATCAACATTTATTAAACCAACGGTTGGTACTAATCAACTTGATGCTTTCTTAATTGAAGGCAATTGCACCATTCAAGATATTTGTGTAAAAGAATTCTTTTACAATACATCAAATGACACTGGATATGGATTTAGATTAAAGTCAACATATGTTGTCTCTGCTGACGGAAGAAGACCATATATTCAACGCTGTAGCGTAATTACACAAGGGAGTAGTGTATCTGGGTCAGACCCCCGTGGATTCGCTGTTGGAGACGCTGGTAGGGGTGCCTTAGTAGATGGATCAAGTGTAGGTGCATCATCCGCTGAAGCAGCACTACTGTTTAACGAGTGTACATTTGTTGTACCCAATGCAGTAGGTCTGTATCTTAAGAATGGAGCACGTGCTGAATGGTTGAACTCATTCACATATTTTGCTTCCGATAGTATTAAAGGTGAAAATCCAGGCGGCACCGGTTTTAAAGGAGCAGGTAAAACCAGATTAAAACTTAACAATATTACTGGTACGTTTAATTCTGCTGACACTATTACTTACTATGACACTGATGGTGTCACTGCATTAGCATCAGGAACAATTGATTCTAATGATGGAACTTACATATATGTTGATGGACAGGGTACTGGTGAATTTACTGAGGCAACTGCAGATACTGACGGTAAATCAATCAGCGTATTTGGCGATGCTCAAATATCTACAACTCAAAAGAAATTTGGTACAGGATCTGTTCTTCTAGATGGAACAGGTGATTATCTGTCATTAGCAACATCATCTGACTTTGGTTTTGGGACTGGTGACTTTGCTGTTGAAGCATTTGTACGCCCAACATCTATTACTGCTGGAAAGATCTTTGACTTTAGATCAGCAAGTCCAGATGTAGCAGTGCTGATTGATATGACAGGTGCAGGTGTGATCCGCCTGAATGTTAATGGATCTAACGTAATTACTGGCGGAACCTTAACTGTCAATACTTGGCATCATCTTGCAGTATCTAGAGTTAGTGGTGTAACTAGTTTATTCATTGATGGCACTAGAGTTGGTTCTGCATACACTGATACCAATAACTATGGCACGTCTAAATCATTGAAGATTGGTGCTAATTTCAATGGTGCTGATCCATTTACTGGATATATTGACGAGATTAGAATTTCCAAAGGTGCTGCAAGATATGCAAATGCAGGCACTATTACTGTACCTACTGCTGAATTTGCACCTGATGTAAATACATCACTTCTGATTCATGCTAACGGTCTTTCTGGTAGTACAAATATTATTGATGGTGGAGTTACCTCTCAAGATATTAGATCTTCCTCAGGTGGTTCTGCTGCTTTCATTACCTTAGCAGATTACACTGATTTTGGTGCAGAACTTCGTTCTATTGGTTCTGCCTCAGTATATGGAACACGTGGTGTTACTGCAGCAGGTAAAGGCGTAAGATTACGTTGTGTTGTTCATAACTTTGGATATGTTGGTTTAGATGCTGATCAAAGTAATGATATTAGTAATGTAGTACAAGCAGATGAAGTAATTGAATCTGGTGGCGGTAGAGTTCTCTTTACTAGCATGGATCAGAATGGTGATTTCCGTGTTGGTAATGCATTCTTTGTAGATCAAGAAAACGGAACTGTTTCTTTTGCTGGTGGAGATCAAGGATCTGGAACTACATTTGACCAAATTACAGTTACTGGTACAGGTAATACAACAACTATATTACCAACGCAGATTTCTGTTGGTAACTTAGAATTTTCTGGTGACCTTATTAATAATGCGAGTTCTAATGGTATTGAACTTGGTTCTACGTTAGAACTTATTGATGGTGCATCAAATGATCCATCGCTCACGTTTGTAAACGACAACACTACTGGATTATTCAGAGATAATGATTTTGTAGAGTTAAATTTAGATGCTAATGGAGATGAAGATGTAAACAGTCCTATAGGACCACCATTAGCATTCTCATTTAACAATGCTAGAAAACTACAAGTTGGTAGAGAAGTAAGTTCTCTTGTAGATTTCAATATTGCAAAATCAAGTATTGCTTCTATTACAGTTGCATCAGCAGGTACTAATTATCCTCCGGGTCAGCATACTAGTCCAACAACTGGAGGTTCCGGTAGTGGTGCTAAACTTGCACTTTTAGTTTCTCCATGGGCAGGTAGTATTACCAATCGTGGTAGTGGTTATACGCCAGCACTCACTCAGGCAGAAGATGTTACTGGTGGTACTGGTACTGGCGGTCAAATTGACCTTGAGATTTTTGGTATTGAAGATGGCACTATTAATGGTGGTAGTGGATATTACAATCCTACAGGAGATGTACAAGTATATAATAATGTAAACCTACAAAGTGGTAGCGGCACTGGTGCTCAGGCAAACCTTACTGCAAGTGGCGGACAGATTACTGAGGTTGAAATTGTAGTTCATGGAACAGGATATAATGTAGGCGATGTTCTTACTGCTTCTAATGCAGATCTTCTGTATACTGATCCAGTAACTCAAGATCCTCTTACTTCTGGTGGTAGTGGATTCTCATATACTTTAACAAATGTTCCAGGTTCTGTTAAATCGATTACTCCAAATACTACACCTTGGACAGGTATTGGATATGTAATAGGTGATGTTATCAGTTTCACTGATAGTTTTGGATCTGGTTCTGGATTCCAATTCACTATTTCTGCTCTTGGTGTTCCGACTGCGGTTGGTAATACTGATGGTATTACTCTTGGAGATACTGGAGAAGGTTATAACGTAAATGATAGATTAAATACTACCTATAATGTAGACACTAGTGTTCCTATTGCTGGAGATACTTGGAGTGATCTTATTGATGGTGCTTTTAATTATATTACATATAATGTTCTTGCAAATCCAGGTATTAATGACACTCCTGGTAATAAGTATTTCCTTGATCTTGGTGATGGAGCAGGTTATGTTGAGGCACCTGATTTAAATCTTCAAAGAAATTATGTCTATAATTTTGTATTTACTGATGGATCTGCAGGAACTCACCCCATCCATTTTTCAACTACTCAAGATGGAACTCATAATGGTGGCACCCGTCTGACTGTAGGTGCAACAACTGGTAAACCAATCACTAGAGCACACTACGATGCTAATGGTACTCTTGACGGTTATCAATTAATTGTAACTGATGAACTTCCAAACACTCTATATTATTACTGCGAAATTCATACCGGAATGGCAGGTAATTCTGGTGGTGGGAATGAAGCACAGGTTAATATTTTAGGAACGTATCAAGGTGGTTTAGCAGTTGATGTTGCTACACTTGCTAAAACTACAGAAATTGAACTTAGAACTGATGGTGAGATTGTAGCTACTACAATTTCTTCTGGATCTCAAACTAACACTGGTACAATTACCAGTCAAAATTTAACTCTTCTTGCACAATCAGGCATCGGTGGTGATCTCACCATGGATGGAAACCTTGATGTTGGTGGTAATATAACTGTTGTTGGCGACCTTGCTGTTCAAGGTGCTAGTGAATTTAGTGCTACTGTTGGTGGTGCTGGTGAAATTTCTATTGGCGATGCTGATGCTGATATAGTCAATCTTAGAGGAGATATTGTATTTAATGGTGTCTATGGTACACCAACACCTCCTGCAACACTTGGACCTTTAGAAGGTGCAAACTTTATGGTCGATGCTACTGCGAATCGCATCGGCATTAATCAGCATTTACCTTTATACGATTTAGATGTTACTGGGGTTGTACATAATACTGGAGATGTGTTCCTTGCATCTACCGCAAATGAAACTGTACATATCGGTAGAGATCCTGTCGCATATGTACACAATGAAGGTGTAACTTTAGATGTATCAGGTGACGTAGAAGTTACAGGACATTTATTACTTCAAGATGGTAGTGAAACTGATCCTTCAATTAGATTTTCATCTTCAGGTGAAGTACAAGGTATTTTTGCTCACAATCCTACCGGGACTACCTATGGTATTTCGTTCACAAATGAATCAGGTAGAACAGCAGAATTTAATCCAGGTGAGTTTAAATTCTATAGAAATTTTGAATTTATATATGAGTCAATTAATGAAACTACACTAACTGGAGGTTCTGGTTATGTAGATGGAAACTATACTAATGTAGTTGCAGTAGGTGGAAATGGTTCAGGATTACTTTATGATATTACTGTTGCATTTGAAACTGCAATTACAACAGGAGGTGCAGGGTATGATGATGCGTTATATGAGGGCGTAATTGTAACTTCAGTTACAGGTGCCTCTGCCGGTGCATTGCAAACGTTTACTATTGCTGATGCAGGTCTAAACTACTTTGATGGAACTTATACTGGCGTTACATTAACTGGAGGAACTGGTAGTAGTGCAACAGCAGATATTACTATTACTGGCGGTAGCGTAAGTGCTGTATTTGCAAACAATGTAGGTAGTGCTTATACCGTAGGTGATTTATTTACTGTTGATGTTGCAGATGTTGGTGGAAGCAAACTTGAAACTTTAACAATTACTAATGGAGGAAGTGGATATTCTGATGGTTCTTATCTAGCAGTTCCTATTGTTACTAGTAGTGGTGCTGGAACTAATGCAACAGCAGATATTACAGTTTCTGGTGGTGCAGTTACTGCTACAGTCGTTCAAGGACAAGGTGGTGGATATGCAGTAAGCGATTCATTAACTATTGCTCCTGATGATATTACAATTTCAGTCCTTTCTGGAGTTAATATTTCAAATGCTGGAACTGGATATGCAAATGGTTCTTACACTGCAGTAGGATCACTCCAAACTAATGTTAGAGAAGGTCTTGCAGGTGGTGGTGCAACTTTTGACATTACGGTTTCAGGAAATGTAATTACGGCAGCTACTATTGATTCTGCTGGTACAAATTATCAAGTTGGTGATACTTTATCAGTTGCTTCCTCTGATATTGGTGGAGATGGTGCTGGTAGAATTAATGGTGTTACAATTACTAATGGTGGCACTGGATATGTAGATGAAATTTATGCTGGCGTTGCTTTTACTGGAGGAAGTGGATCTGGTGGTATTGCAGAAATTACTATCAATGGTGGTGTAATTGATTCAATCATTGTTACCGATCCTGGAACTGGATACAGTGTTGGCGATACCTTATCTCTTAGTGGTTATGGTGGAGCAGCAATAACAGTCAATACTTTAGTCCAACCATCTGGATTTGAATTAACAGTATCTGGTATTACAGTTGGTAGTGGTTTAGTTTTAACACCTAATACTTTAATTACAGGTAGTGGAATTTCTCTTGAAGCAGCAACAGTTGCTACTGGAACTGGTGGATCAGGTGCTTCCGCTGATATTACGGTTGTTGCTGGTATTGTTACTGAAGTTGTCATTACTGATGCAGGTTCAGGATTCTCAATTGGAGATACGATCAGAGTAAATGATTCTGATATGCTTTATGATGATGGGTCTGGTCAACAAGTACCAACAGCAACTCCAACGCAACAAATGTTGCTAACGATTAGTGCTTTAGGTTCTGTTACTGTTGCTAATATCACTGATTTTGGTGAAGGTTATAAAATTGCTGACGTATTATCTTCACCAAATAGTGTTCTCGGTGGACAAGGAAGTGGATTTGAATTAGCAGTTGATTCTCTTACAAGTGACATAACTGTCACAATTGATGAAAAATTAGGACAACTTGGAGTTAAGGTATTTGATTCTGAAACTCTTACTGTTGGTAATTCTCTTGCACTTACTGCTTCAGGGATTGCTAAAACTGTAGGAGGTAATTTAAATCTAACCACACTAGTTGATAACTTTGTACAAATTGGTGGTAGTCAAGCACTCATAATTCCTGCAGGTAATAGTGCTTCTAGACCTGTTGGTATTGAAGGTATGATTCGCTATAATAGCGAAGTATTACAATTTGAAGGATTTAATGGTATCTCGTTTGTATCCTTAGGTGGTGTTCGTGACGTTGACCTTGATACATTTGTCACAGCAGAAAATACTACTGCTGAAGATGATGATACATTCAGATTCTTTAATGAGAATATAAGAACTATTACTCTCACTAAAGATAAGTACACACTTAATAATGCTGATGAGGTTGAATATACTGATCTTGATAAAGTAAATTTATGGGTAGAAGGAACAACTGTTACTTCTCCTTATGCTGCAACTAGTTTTGTTCCTGATGCTACTGTTGTAAGCACTGCAGATAGTTCATTTACACTTACTGCACATAATTTAGTAGAAGGAGTAATTGTTGCTTATGCAGCAACTGGTGGAACAGTCATTGGAGGTCTTGGAGATGGAACTGAATATTATGTACATGTCGTAGATGCTGATACAATTAAACTTGCAGTAGATGAGAATTCATTAACCAATGCAATATATGTTCCAATCTCAGGAACCTCTACAGATCCTCAGCATACATTTACACCAGTTGCTGCCTCAGTAACTGATGTACTTTATTATTATGAAAATAGAGTATACTCAATACAAACTTCTGGTACATTTGATGCACTAGCAGCATCATTCCCAACTCATGATACAGGAACTGTAACTAATGGCACTGTTGATCTTAGGTATGAAAGAACTACTTACTCAAGTCCTACATTCTTTGGAAATAATTTTAATACTGTTGTAGATAAATTTCAAATTAATACTGGTGCAATTAATTTAAAGGGCGATATTACTTCTGGTATTATTGAAACAGAATCACCAGATCTTAAATTACAATTTGATAACGCTGGTACACTGCAACCATTCTTAAAATTAACTAGATCTGGTGGTATTTCAGTTAATACTGACTATGGAGTTTCAGAAACATATAAAGAAGTTTTAGATTATGAGTTGCAAAAATTAACTCTTGTTGATACTCAAATTGCAAGTGGTGTTGCAACCTTAGATACTTCGGTTGGTGTATCTTCTGCCATTACTTTTGGTGCTTATACCGATTCATACTCAGGCAAATTTATAGTAGAAATTACTGATGACAGTGCAACACCAAGAAAACAGTTTAGTGAAGTGAGTTACTTGGTAAGTTCTGACGGAACTAATATTTACTACACAGAAAATAGTAAACTATATACTGATATAGTATTATGTGATGTTACTGTAGACGTTGTATCTAACAATGTTCAAGTTAACATTAATGATCTGACTTCTTCTAGCACAACAGTATTTACAATTAAGGTTGTTAATCACAATATTCAGGCATAATTAAATGGCAACACAAAATTTACAATCATTTCAATCTGAGGGTGGATTCTCAGTTACCGAAGCAACTATTATTGATGCTGATAGGAATATTATTGATGCTCATACTGTAAAAGTTTTAGATAATTCTAATAATAAAACTTTTAAGAAAGAGTATATGACTCATTTTACATCAACTGATGCAAATGCATCAGGTGAAATGCTTCCTACTCATGAAGTTGAAGCAGATAGGATTGTATTTTTAACTGGTTTTGTTCTTGCAACTTGGGTTGGATATCCAGTTGCTGTATTTAATGCAAATGCCAATAGTACTACTGTATCTTGTTCTCTTCCTGATCATGCTCTAACTACTGGTGATATCGTCACTGTTGATTTTGCAAACAATGCTAGAGATAGTTTTAATGGATCTTTTGCTGTTACAGTAATAGATAATTCAAATTTTACATTTGATACATTATCACCTTTGGATATAAATGCTCCTGTTCTACAAGAAAATTTAGAAATTACATCTTATAGTTTAAATTGGGAGTTTGCCGTTAAAGTAGAATCTGCTGTTGTTAGTGATTCATCACAAGTACTTACAATTGCAGCAATTGCTAATACTATTGTAAAAGATAATGTTCCTCCAGGTCATACTTGGTCGGTTGAACCAAGCGTAAATAATACAAGTAAAGTATTAACATTTACTCCTTCAGTTGCTTCTAACGCTGGTCTTGAATTGCGTGGTAGTGGTGTTAGATGGAGTAGTAAGGTAGAAATCGTCTACAGCGAAAGAAACTATTAATAATTAGATAAATAAATCTATACGGAGACCATAAAGGTAGCATGGCTTTAGAATTTAATGCAGATCGCCAAGAGATTAGAGCTAATCAACTCAAACTTAAGAATGAATCTAGTATCAGGTTAGATCTAGGTGCCGGTGCTGATGAGAAAGTTGCCATTTTTGGTGCTTTAACAAATGATGTTGATAAGTTAGTTCGTGTTGGTATTAACACTGCAAATCCTCAATACGAATTAGATGTTGATGGTCAGATCAGAACGACCACATCTATTATTTCAGATACTGCAAGAATTCAGAACCTTGATATTGACACGATTGTCAATCCATCATTGAATCTTAAAGCACCTATATTAAATACGTTTGCTGATCCTGATACTGGCGAGGTCTTGTTCCCAAGATCTACTACTCCATCATTTAGTGATGATAGTACGAATATTGCTACCACAAATTTTGTCTATAATATTGCCACTAATGACGTTGGTGGTCGTATCTATGTTTCTGCTCAGATTGGTTCTGATACATTTGATGGCAGATCTGCTACCAAACCTGTAAGAACTATTAAAAGAGCAACTCAACTTGCTGCTGAAACTACAGATAAAGAAACTTTAATCGTTGCAGGTGGAGATTATTTAGAAGATAACCCAATCTCCCTGCCAAACCTTTGTTCAGTTGTTGGTGATAACATTCGTCTGTGCATCATTCGACCTGCCAATCCTGGCAAGCACATGTTCAAGTCGTCGAATGAGAACTATGTAACTGGTATCACATTTAGAGATCAAATTGACTCCGATAATGTAGCAATTAAAACTTGGTCTTTTGCTTATGTATTTGACGATAAGCAAAGATTCTTCTACCCCAAATCTTTAGGCGGACAATTTGGTAGAACCTTTAATCTTGGTCATAAAATTGCTGCTGCTCAAGAATGGGAACTGACGTTCTCATCTAATGGTGGTGGAATTTTACTTGTTCCAGGTCTTACATTAACTGCCCCTGGATCAGCAGGTACTGGTGTCATTACAAGTGTCGTTTTTGATGATAACACCAGCGATACTGGTAAACTAGTCATTAGTAGTATTACAGGTACTATTGAATCTACTGGTGGCGTTTATACGTATGAAGCAAATAATCCTGTAGTTGTTTATAATGTAAGTGTCACTAGAGGGGTTCAGTTAACACCTGATGCTCAAGTTGTTAAGCATGTAACTACCCATCCATCATATACAGTTACTTCAATTAAAACTGATGCTGCATATCCAAATGGATTAGTATTTACTACTGTCGATTATCATGAGTTTGAAGTTGGACAATATGTAGGTATTACTAATTTACCTTCAACTGGTCTATATGCAGATTTAGATAGGTACAATGGTCGTCAATATATTTCACATAGAATTGAAACTGCAGATGGTTTCAGTAAGAAGTTTGTAGTATATAAGGATACTCCTACAGATCTTGCAGCACTTGGAGCACCTGGTGGTGAATATGGTGTTTCTGCTTTTGGTGTTCTTGTAGAATCGGATGATCATTATGTTGTATTCTCACTTGACAACTCACCACGTAAGTTTGATGAATCTATAAAGAGTCCAAACAGATTCCTTGATGCAGTTGATTTGATTGGTAGGAATGAACTTACCATTTCAAAAGAAGCAGTAAGAAGAGTTGAAGAAGAGTATCCAACTTTAATAATTCCAGATAGTGCTCAGTGTGAAACTGACATTAAGCACATCATGAATGCTATTAATTATGACCTTACTTGGGGTGGTAATGCAGCAACTCAAGAAGCAGCAGAAAATTACTTTACTTCTGGTGCATTAAATCATATTTCAGATCAACTAAAAGAAACTTCTTACGCATTTGAGCAAGCAAGAGACCTGTCTATTCAGGCAATGCGTAACCAGTTGAACACTGTAAGTACAAGTTCAACTGCTGCAATTACTAGACCAGCTGGTTATACTGGTCAATATAGATCTGTTATTTGGGATAACGAAAAGTTTGTTGCTGTAGGTGATGATGGTGCAATCCATACTTCTACAGACGGAACTACTTGGGTAGCACAAACTACTGGTACAACAGAACAACTTAATGATATTAGATGGAATAAATGGGCAGTTGGTGAAAGAGGAATTCCTGAGTACGTTGTTGTTGGTAATAATGGGACAATTCTCTGGTCAAATAATGCAGAAACTTGGTATAGTATAACCTCTGGAACTTCAAGGGATTTAAAGGCAATTGCATATAACGGAACAACATATGTTGCTGTCGGTACATTAGGAACTGCTGTATATTCAGATAATGTTAAGGCATGGAATACTGGAACTACAGGAACAACTCGCCCTCTTAATGATCTAATTTATAATGACGATTGCGACAAGTTTGTTGCTGTCGGTGGTGGTGGTAAAATTATTATCTCTTCTGATGGTAATACTTGGACCGAACAAGAAAGTGGTACAGGTACAGAACTTTTTGCCATCTCTTGGTCAGAAGGTAGAATGGTTGTTACTGGCGTAAATGCCACTGTTGTTATCAGTGATGACAATGGATTAACTTGGGAAACTAATCTTATTAATGGTAATAGTCCTGACAACCCACAAAGTAATAAAGATGCAGATGCTGCTGATCTAATTCTTGCTAACCAAGCACTTATTGCTAACATTGCTGTTGGCAAGATGCTTGATAACAATAGTGGATACACTATCCCTACAGGTAATCAAGCATGTAAGGATGACATCATGGCATTTATTGGTGCTATGGTCATCAACCTTGAGTTTGGTGGTAATGATGAAGTGTATGACGCTGCTAATCTGTATGTAACAGGTTCTCATGTACAAGGTGAAGAGGATGAATCTGTAGAAGCATTTAACTATGCTAGAGATCTCTGTATTGAGGCGATGCGTAATGATGCATTTGATGCCGGGGATATGACCGATCATGCAGATGGTCTTACTCAATATATTGATACCTCAGTAACTACAGATACTGGATCTCCTGCTTGTGCAACTCAGGCATCAGCGATCACAACGTTCTTTGGTATTCTAACCACCGCAATCGGCGCTACAGGCGCTCCTGGGTCCCTCTCAGGGACAACTAGGAACCCATTAGCAACTGAAGGATTTACTGGTCAAGCAAACAGATACTGGGATGCTTCTGATTTAATCTTAGAAAATAAGAAAGTAATTGCTGCTCAATCAGTATTTGAATATACTACTACAAATGGATTTACAATACCAGGTGCTGGTCCAACTGGAAATCAAAATTGTGTTGATGACGTTGTAGATATTCTTGAAGCAATGGCACATGACTTACGTCATGGTGGTAACGCAAAAACATATGATGCTGCCAGTTATTACGTAGGCACATCTCATGTTGATGGAGAAGAAGCAGAAACTGTTGCTATCATCAACATTGCAAGAGATTTGGCGATTACCGCAATGCGTAATCAATCTCTTACTCTTTCATATTTACTGAACAATCTCTTTACAGTAACATTAGATACTGATTTTTACGGTGCAATTACTCAATTCACTAAATCTGATATCACTATTGATGGTGCATCTACTGCAAGATGTTCAAACGTAGCATCTGCAATTACAACTCTGACATCTATTGTTACTACTGCAGTAACTAATGACAATTTAAACCACGCTGTACAAACAGTTCCAACTGGCACACTTGCCAATAATTATTTTGGTGGATTGTTCCATGATGGTAATAAGTTCTGGGTACTTTCTGAAGCTGCTAGCACATGTTATGTTCACACTTCTAGCGATAGAGGAAGAACTTGGAAGGAAGAATATACTGGTGCTGCTGCTGCAGACGGATTGAATACAATTGCATTTAGTTATGATGTTGCTGTTGGACTTGGTGCCAATGGAAGAGATATTGCATTTAATGGTACTGAGAGTGAAATTGCTTTTTCAATTTCCAATACGTATCCTGTATTCCAGGATGAGACAATCTCTAATACATATGATTCCAATAGATCGTTTGCTTGTGACAATGTATCATCGTCTATCTTTACGCTATGGGACATTGTTATTGAAAAAATTAATCAGAGACCTGTCCCTGCAATTACATATGCGTCTTCATATTTTACTGACAGTAATAACACCTTCTTCAATGTAGGTCACTCATGGGATGATCTTCCTATTATTGAAGTTTCACCATACATCTTTAACTCTTCTGTTATTTCATTCCTTGGTGGTAATGGTTGTGAGATTGATGGATCTAAAGTTGCAACTCCAAACGTTAGGAGACCTGGACTACCTCCACAAGGTAAGTCGATGGTTGCTGCAGCATTCACGATCATCTCTTTCGGTGGTATAGGTTATAGTGTTATCAATGATGGATATACTCAACTAGTTTCAGTTTTCTGTATCTTCACGCAAGATGGTGCGGTTGTAGAAACTGGTGGTTATGCGTCACTAACAAACTCTGCATCCAACTTTGGTACATTTGCACTTAGAGCAAATGGCGTAAGAGAAGAAGCATATTCATTCGATAAAGGTGTCATTAGTAATATTACCTTTACTGATATTGGCGTACCTAAACTACTTGTTGATGGTCTTGGAGCACCTCCACTTGAGCACTACATTCTTGCACCTCAGGGATTTGAATTAGAAATTCAAGGCGGTCAAAATCCTCGCTACTTTATTGAAAATACTATTTCTGCTACTCCTGTTAAACCAATTCAAGCAGAAATTCAAGCAAACCTTGCTATGAGGGTTAGAGGTAACTATAACCGTTACACTGATTCATCAGTTCTTCTTGAAAATAATGCTCGTTATATTGCAGAAGAAGCATACTTCTCAACTAGTGCAATATCTTCAAATGTATTTGATCAAAATAGAAACAAATGTATTCGTGACGTAGAAGAAATTGTCAAGGCATGGGCACAGGATATTAAATTTGACTCAAATGATTCTACCTGGGATGCTGCTAAACTTTACACTGATGGAACTTCAATCCAACATGTTTCTGGATATGAATTAGCGACTAAGGAAGTTGTTGATGCTGCAACTATTCTTGCTAAGAGAGCAATTAATAATTTGCTTCAAAAGAAAGGTGAAACACAACTTACAGCAGATTATTATGTTGCTAGTTGGACAGATGAAATTCCATATGTAGATTCGACAATCACTCATGATGTCTCATCTGATCCTAATTATTCAATTACTGATTGTGCTAATGTCCAATCTGCAATCCAAGTACTTAGTGATCTCTTTGATGAGATTATTGACAATCCAACCACTACCAGTCCACTTCCAAGTACGGCAGAAAGAGTTGATGGGTTCTTTACCATTAATCAATTTAATAAAGATAAACTTATTGATCACCCAATTGATTTACAGAGACCTTCTATCTGTAACTCTTCTTCACATACGTGGGAATTTGCGGGGTCAGGAAATGACTATAATGCCCTTCCACAGAATGGAGGCACTAAAGGTTCAAGTGAAACTAAAGATTTTGAACAAGTATCTCAACAGAACGGTAGAGTTTATGCCTCAGGTACTGACGAATTAGGCGACTTTAAGATCGGTTATTTCGCTAACGTTGAAAACAGAACTGGTAATATTACCTTTGGTGGTACGGTTACAATTTCTGAAGTTGAATTCCTTAAGATTAAGGGTAACAATGTTGTTGTTACTGGATTCTCGCCAGACAATACTTTAGGTGCTCTAGAACTTGGTGGTCCTGGTGCATCCGATTCATTACTGTCAACACAAAAAGCAGTTAAAGATTACATCTCTAACCAGTTAGGTTTGTATATTGGTCGTACATATTCAACCGTTCCTACTCCTAATGCACTAGTCCAGTTGGATGGATCTGGTAGGATTAACATTGATCAACTACCAGCACTGAGACCATTTAATATCTTTACAGTTGCTGATCAACCTGCACGTGTTGCTCTTGAAGGTCCTCTTGCAGGTGACATTGCGATTCAACAAGATACTACAATTTCATATATTCTAAACAATGATCTTGATAGTCAAATCTTTGAATTTATTCCTACTTCTGGATACTTGTTTAGTGCAGGTGATATCGTCACTACATCTCCAGGAAATAGTCAGAACCAAGTTCTATCATATTCTGAAGGTTTAGTCAAGCAATTTATTATTAACAATGGTGGTACTGGATATCTCAATGGTGATACTGTAACAATTAGTGCTCCATCAGGTG